AGCAAAACAAATACTCAACGATAACAATAGTACTTTTTTCATTGGTTTAAATATTGATTAATAATTTATCGAATACAAACATAATTATATTTTTACAAATAATACTAAAAATTAGTACTAAATTCCAAATGCAGAATCAAAATCGAAACTTTTTTCAAAGTCTATTGGTCCGGAATCTTTTTTGCGCTGATCAATCATTTTAGAGTTTTGAGTCGCTTGACGATCTTGGCGAATATCCTTTGCATCCTCTTTGTATTTATTCAAATCCATGGTAGTAGCCACTTTCATTTGTTCCAAATAAACTTCCTGTTGGAATTCAATTTGTTTTTCAGGAGCCTCAATTTGCTGTGTAATTTTTAGCTCATTCAGCTTAATGCTTGATAATTTAGACTCATAATCTAAATCAATTTGCTTTTGCAGTCCATACGCTTGAACTTTTGCCTGCGTTGCCGCTTGTGCCGATGCAATATCGTTTTGGCTTTTTTCCTGTGCCATAATCGACTGCTCTTCCATGCGCTGTTTGATACGTTTTCTTCGACGGTATTTCAAATAACGATAAGCAGATTTAATATTGTTTTTGGCAATGTTTTCAGCTTGAATTTTATCTTCAACATCAATAGTTTGTTCTTGTAATGCAAGACCTAAATCTCTCTCGAAGTTTGCCATTTGCTGTTGACTAGGAAGCATTTCTACGGTAAATCCAAATTCATGGAGACTTCTATCGGCCAAGGCTTCCAAAGCGTCCAAATTGTGTTTTCCTACTGCGTTCTCATACATTTTTCTTAATCGTCCGCCATCATCAAATTTGAAAATAGAATGAAGTCTGGAAGAAATAACCTCGCAAACACGCTTATTAAAATCTACTGCAGCATCTACAATATGTTTCGTGGCTGTATTTCCTGCCAATTTCTGCATTTCGCTTACACCAACTAAAGCGTCTGGCGAAAGCATTCCGTCATTACCCGGAGTGATACCAGTAATTTTATACAGCTGATTGGAATAATGCGCCCATGAATTTAATAATGGTGTAATAGCGTTTCCTTGTGCATTTCCCATTGGTCTTGCTGCGGAACCGTCTTTCGCTCCCATTTCTCCCATATCGATACGCTCAGTAAACACAACACCTTTTACATTTAGTAAATTTAAGGCTGTTTTCCAAGAAGCTTTTTTTGAATCGCCTTTAACTCCTTCTAATACGGCAAGATTGTCCAAATTTATTTCGGTTAAATCTGGTTTCAACTCCAATATCAATTGCTGCAGTTTTAAATGCTCTCTCTGCAATTCTCTACATACGGGTTCGATATCGCCCAAAAACGATTTCAAATTATTTTTGTAGATTTCGGTGGCGCGGGCAATGAATGGAGGCAAAACCTTATTCATTTCATCGCGAACTAAATTCTCGCACTCTTTGTAATCATAAATTTCATTTGAGCCAATGATATAATTTCCTTCATACCAAGTGTCCAAAGTTTTTGATGCTTTTAATCCCATTTCTGCAGGAGGATTAAAGTTTTCATCCCGTTTAGAAACTTTGATCAGTTCTCCTTTTTTATTTAAGGTTTTCTTGAAAATAATAGTTTTGGAGGATTTGAAAGCAAAACGCATTACATCTATTTTCATGTGCAAAATAGAATCCATTTGACATGTAGAGAAATTGTAACCGCTATAAGCAGAATTAACGCCACTGTACTTTTTAGCAATTTCTCTCAATTTCACATCATCAAAATTGCTTTCTCTTTTGATATCATTGATAGTAATTGTATCTAAAACAAAATGATAAGTAGCATCGCTAAAATTATTTTGGGTAACAAAACTATGTCCATAATCTTCTGGATCAACATATTTTACTTTTACACCGTCCATTTTGTCGGTATAAACACGAGCAACGGCAATACCAATTCGAACCAAATCTTTGTTTTTTTCCTGCTCGATATAAGTCCATTCATTGGTTCTTTTGACAAAATCAATCATGATTTCTTCGGCAATTTCAATGTCTGGTTTTTCGTCCAGTTCCATTTTAAGCGCCAATTCCTCTTCATCTTCCGGAACAAAACCTTTTGGACGCAAATCAATACCCAATAATTCATTTGCTTTTTCAAGCATTTCTTTGGCATACATATTTTTACGATGGTTTTCAACAATGTTTTTTCGAAGCTGAACCGAAATTGCATCTACGGCACGAATGTCAAGCCTGTAATTTTCATCATTAATACCATTGGAAACAATATTGCAGGGAGTCTGTGCAAAATTAAGCTGTGTCCAGTCCAGGTTATTGTATTCCAAATCGCCTTCGTTACGGGAAATTAAATCCTTTTCGGTTTTAGTATCGCTTTCGCCACGGATAAAGAGACGTTTATTTACAATCCATTGTCTTCGGTCCATAAAACGGCACCCTTCAGCAATCATACCGCCGCCAAACCATTCCTGTTCAATGACTTTGGCAACTTTTAATCCGTAACCATCTGATAATTTTTCTGTATATGGAGCCAATGGGTCTGGCATTCCGTAGATTTGTTTTGTTTGTGTACTCATTGTCTTACTGATGTATTACCGCTGTTATTGTATGTATTGAATGGTATTTTTCTTGCTTCTCTTGGTTTGGCCTTGATCTCTAGTTTTTGGTTTCCCAATCTGGATAAAGACGAACTGATATAAGCATCAAATTTGGTTCGCTGTTTTGGGTCAACGTCTTTCCATTGCATTAATGTTCTTGTGAACGGCATAAATCCCATTTCTCCCAGCAATCTATTTCCTCCTTCACGGGCAACGCCTATATAATCTTCGATGTAACTTTCGATAGCGAAAAATTGCTGTTCACCAACTTTGGCATCTTGTGGAGGAATACCGCCAAATTCCTTTTCTGTAGCGCTTAATTCAGTATATGTTTTAAAAGGATTATTCATGCTGAAATGACGATATCCTCTGTCTTTAATCATGGTCAAAAACTTCTCATTGGATAATTCGCAAAGCATTGGCATGGAGTAATACACCATCATCATTAACATATCTTCGAAAAACAATTCTACAGTAGCTGGGCGGTCAATATATTCGACAATAAAAGCTTCATTTGGTAATGCGCTTGTATTGGTCTTAGTTGATAAATGTGCTGCACCTCTTGAACCTCTATTATCTACGGTTTTACTTCTGTTATAAGGATCGACTCCAAAGCATCCAATATGTGAAGCAGTTGGAGCCCAAGCCAAAACTCCGTTGATTAGTTTTTTTTCTTTTTTGTTACGAAAATCTTCAGTAGGATGGCAGTGTTTAGCAATCCAAAATCTTCCGTGTGGATTTTCATTCCATTTTACAGTTGTATCCTGTACGCCATTTTCCCATGTAAAATTTCCTCTCTCTACATCTTCTGGTTTTGCTTCGAATTCATTATGGTCGATTTGTTCACTCAATTTCATTAAGTTGAAAGAACAGTCTGTAGATTCATCACGGAACGCATCACGCTCACTTCTTGGAAACTGACGCATAAACTCATTGTACTTTTCAGGATCATCCTTCAAGCTTTCCAATTCGTTTTTTAAATAGGTATCTGAACCTACTTTTATCATTTTTCCCAAATCATTCATTACTGGTTCTTTCGGGTCTTCTACAATTGAGAAGCCAAAAACATCAAAAAAACCTTCTAAGCAATAGGCAGCATCAATAAAAATTCGATATAATCCTGATTTAGTTTGACCGTTTTTATTTCGTTCCAAAGGATTGCTGTCGTCCCAAATCTTTTTGAATTCGGCACCACCTTTTTTCATGGCGTTTACAGTAGATCCTACCATTGATTTACCAACGATATTACTTCCCAAACGGTGAGCTGTTTTTACAATCTGCCAATACTCTGAAAAAGGAACGTCTTTCGGCCATTTACCGCACTCGTCGACAGAAGAACGAAATATTTGTTCACCGTCCATTGCATTGAGCTCGGTATTATGCCAGCTGATAATACTGTCCAGTCCTTCGCCTTGTGAAATACCTTCGCCGGCTTTTCTTTTTTTGGATGGTTCAGAAAACACCAATTCTGTTTTTGGTGTAGTTTGTCCATCGAAAATTGGCATGAAATAGCAAGGCAGTTTTTTGAATGCACGAACCAAACGAACAAACATTTTCTTAGCATCATTTCCTTTTTTGGAAATAGTACCCAATATTTTATTTTCGTATTTGGTACCCGATTCTAATTGCTCGTTATTACAAAGTGCGGACCAGCCAAAACGTCTGTTTTTTACATAATCAATTCCATAACTGCGATCATCGGCTTTACAGGCTTCCCAATAAATCATTAATTCACTTTGGATGATTCGCAGGTTTGGGTAGAATCCCATTTCATTATAGTACTGCAGAAAAAACCAATACGTACCAGTGAAATAAATAGCTTTGCCATTCAGATAAATCCAAACCCCTTCTTCTCTTTTTTGGAATTGGTTTTCAATAAAATCAATGTATTTAGGGTTAAATTGAGTGGATTCATTTAAACCGTCTGGAATAGGCTCGCGCTTCCATTTTTGATTGGCAGCGGTTTTATCCCAATTTAAAATTTGTTTATGATCTGGTTTTTCAGGAAATCCAATTCGTAGTCCATTGATATAATAAATTTCGCCAAGAGTTCCGTCTTTGGAAATTATGATTACATCTATAGATTCATCGTAGCCATATTTCCAAGATTTAGCCTTGTTACGGGCTAGTCTTATTTTATGGTCAACAATTACTTCTTCTACTTTATGTCCTAAATAAAATATCATTTATGCTTTGTTTTCTTCGGCTTTCTTTTTTGTCCAGCTTCTTTTTGGAGGTTCCGGAGTATTGTTTTCTTCGGATTCTTTTGCTTTTAAATCACTTTTAAATAATTCAGGAGCATTCAGTTCTATCTCCAGGTTATTTACTTTTTGGAGCATTCTGTCAGCATTATCCAAAGCTTTGTTTCTAATGTCAATGAAGGCGAACATCTGCTGTTCGGCTGTTGCTATTACTTCACCGTCTTTTTCAATATTTGTAAAAACAGGAAGAGGCTTAGTTACTGCCTCAAAAGTTTCATTGACTAGTTTTTTATAGTTTTCAACTAATTCAGGAATGGATTTTTGCCTGCTTTCCTGTAATCGTTTTTCCAGTATTTTTTTTTCGTTTTCTTCCATTGTAAAAAATTATTACTTTTAGTACTAAAAATTAGTACATAATTAAGCATAAAAAAACATCTGTGTTTATTTTACCACTGCTGTATAAGTTGCTATTGATATGGCCACTCCTGCGACGACCTGCCAAAACGTTTTCTTGTTTTTCTCTCTTCGAAAGGATTTTTCGGTATTTTCAGTAACTCGTTTTTGAAGGTGATTGGCTTTCTTTAATTCTACATTAGCCATAGTCAAATTATGATTAATTGTGTCTTTTACGGCACTTTTTTGCTCTTCGATAGCTAATTCATCCTTCACCAATTTTATTTCCTCAAAACAGCCGTCTCGCTCGATGGTTTCCTTAATATTCTGCTTGGCCACTGAATCAGGAAGCGCAACGCCATATTGCGTAATCACTACTGGAGTTTCATACCTTTTTTGATAATAAACAGCAATTCCTTTGGTTGTCAATCTTGGAATTTTTTCTAGTTTAGTTCTTGTTTCTTTTTGAACATAGACAATTTCCTTTTTTACCTTTTGCTTTTTGGTTTCGAGAATGGTTACTTTATC